ATCCCCTCGCCACAAAAGGGATCGCCGTCAGATGAGATCTGCGTTGCTCGCGGCCAAACCACTTTCCTACAGACGAAAAAAAAGACCTTGAATTTCAAGGTCTTTCTTTAAGATGGTGCCCCGAGGGGGCAACGGTCGAACTGCGACAGTAACGTACCACAGACGGCAATCGCCTGCGATGCCCGGTTATGCTGGGCTGCATCGGTCTTGAAAGAAGACAGTAAACGGCATGATCCTGCATCTGCGTGATAGCCTTTACGCCATTTTTACGCCAGGAGGGTGTGGTGGCTTCTTACAGGAAACGAAGCGGTGGTTGGCGAGCAGAGGTCGCGAAGCTAGGTGTGCGTGACTCGCAGACCTTCGAAACGAAAGCGGCGGCGGTGGCTTGGGCAACGGCTCGTGAAGCGGGAATCCTCGCGCAGAGCGGGAAGTCGCGCACGACTGTGTCGATGACTCTTTCGGAAGCGCTGCGTCGATACAAGCGTGATGTATCACCCAACAAGGCGGGCCAGCGCTGGGAAGAACTGCGTTTGGATAAGTTCGATAGGGAGCTTGAGTGGGTCGGTGAGCTGATGGATAGCATTACGTCAGAGCAAGTAGCTCAATGGCGCGATGCGCGATTGAAGGTGGTGAAGACCGCGACAGTTCGGCGTGAGATGACTCTTCTATCATCCGTTTTTGAGCTCGCCAGAAGAGAGTGGAAAACGTGCGTGGTGAACCCTGTACGTGACGCCAAGCGGCCCAGTAATGGACCTCCCCGCGAACGTCGAGTCTCTCCTGGTGAGATCAGCGCACTACTTAATCGGCTCGGCTATGTCGAAGGGCAGCCACCGGTGACGCTGCTGCAAGAGTTGGCATATGCGTTTCTGATTGCGCTTGAAACGGCAATGAGACAGGGGGAAATCTTAGGCATGACCGCGAAGTGGGTGAATCTGAGGGAACGTTACGTCCGGCTACCCATGACAAAAAATGGTTCAAGCCGGAATGTACCTCTGAGCAAGCGAGCCGGCGAACTGTTGGCACCGCTGTATAAGGGCAAGGGCGCGGACGATCGAGTGTTCTGGCTCGAATCGGCGTCGGCAGACACCATGTTTCGGAAAATCCGTGACGAGCTGGGGATTGAAGGACTGACTTTCCATGACACGCGACATGAGGCTATTACTCGGCTCGCCCGAAAAGTAGATGTTCTGGATCTGGCGCGTATCACTGGCCACAAGGATTTGAAGTCGTTGATGATTTATTACAACGCAACTGCTTCGGAATTGGCCCAACGATTAGGATGAAAAAAGCCTGCGGAATGCGCAGGCCTAAGTGTTATGCAAGCTCTCTCGATCGCCTGGCGACCGGTAATCTGGCGCGATGTTGCCGCAACCAGGTGATCACCTCTCCCGCGAACCATCTTTTTGCGGCTTTTGCTCCGGTGGCACACGGCTGTACGCTTTTGGGAAAGCCAGGCTGAACAACGACTCTACGTTCAACGGTGTAGGCGGATAGCTTCAAGTACGCCGCGATGTCCTGTGATGTCCACAGCTCATGTTCGGCCGCTACTGCTGGACGTTGCAATTGCCGAATCAGTTCTTGTATCGAGCTGAGCAGATCTGCCGGCGCTGTTAGCGATTCACCTGACATACCGTTTCTCCCGAGCTGCTCGAGCAGCAGTTTTTTCTGCCATTAGCGAAATCCATTCATCCGCTTTCCGTTGCTGACGTAACTTGCTGCAGACCTTGTGCCGGCGTGTCGAACGAGCGAAGCCACAGATATCGCAGACGCTGGGAAGGTCAAGCCGCTGGCTAGTCATTGCGGGCCGGATTTTTTGAGTTGTTGGCGTGGTCGAGCTGGTCATTGGTGCGTCACTCGGTGGCGGTTCGGTAGCTCCTTTTCAGACTCGATAAAGCCGGTGCTTTTGGCGTCGCCGTCCATTGCCTTGATGAACATGACTTCTACTTTCGCAGAGTCCACCAGGACTTTCCCGACTTCGGCGATCGCCTTCGCACGCTCGATATCCATTGGCTTATCTTCGTCTTGAAGAGCTTCCAAAGTGGCAAACAAGTGGTTTCGTAAGTCCGTCATTTTGTTATTCATGGGCGGCCTCGATTGCACGCTTGAGTTTTCCGAGTTGGCGAATAGTGGATTTGAGTTCTTCAGGGTATCGGTGAATGGTGTTACGCCGCATAAGTTCGCCCCGGGTTATCAATTCAAGGTTCTCGACCTTGCAGTTGTTATGGTCGCCGTCTCGGAAAACCAGAAGGAAACCTGTCGCTATTGGTCCGTGGACCGCTTCCCAATTGCGTCGGTGTGTCCACTCCCACGTATTGGATTCGGCAACTTTGATTTTCAGGTATCCGTCCGTGGCCATGACTTCCGTCCCGATCGGGACATGGTTGTGCGGTAGCCGTCCTGTGGTGAATTGCGTTTCGGCAGATCTGCCACCGGCGGCAAATGGCTTACCCTTGTTCCAGGTTCCGTGTCCTTTTTTAAAGCGAGTCGCTATGCCGGGGTTGTTGCCGTTACGAAGACGGCCGGAATGCTCGCCGGCCAGAAACTCGGCGCTGCGCTTCAATCCCAGCTCTTTCGCTTTCCCATATATCGCTGACTTTGGACGGCCAAGCATCTCCTGAAGCTGAGTCATCGGCGTGTCTGAATACAGGGCCGTCAGACGCGCCACCTCGGCCGTTGTCCAGAACCGCCGGCGGGTGGTCGACCGACCTTGTTTCGGTTCTGCGGTGCTTGCTCTGGCACGCTCCAAGGCTTGTTGTGCAATTGGGTTCATACGGAAGTTCCAAACATAGTGGGCTTGGCCAACAGCTGGGCCACCAGAGCAGCCTCGTTTGAAGTGAGGTCACCGAGCAGGTGGGCCATGGAAGTTAGGGATTCGAGGCGGATCCGAGCATCGGGCGTCTTGCGCACCTGGTAATCAAAAAGCGCGGTACCGACAATGCGGATGGCCATCAAGTGACGAGCCTCCTGCACGCCGCCTGCCGGTGATGTGATAGCCTTCGGGGCGCTGCTGCTTTGGTGCTGTGCTTGCATGGTGTTGCCCTCAGTGGTGGTCGGTGCCGAGGGGTTGCCTCCCCTCGACGCCTTTCTTTACCGGCGATCGCCGGCGTTGGATCTGGTAGCTAGGCTCAAGCCTTTCGCACCAGGTGAATAACCAAATCCTCAAATTCCCCGGCCTCGTCCCAAGACCGCCATTCCATAACGGCCTGAATCTGTGCAGTTGTGCAGTCCAGGACGAGCATCTCCCGATGGCCACGGCTGGCCCGGACCTCCAAAGCATCTACCAGCCCGCATAGGGCATAGGCCTCGGCGTAGACCGTCCGGCTTTCCTCCCCAAACTGCGCCATAACCGCATTCAGCCGGCGTATCTCAGCGATTGCGATGTCTCGATCCTGATCGTTGATCACCTGAATCTGCATGGCGGTTACTCCCGGAAAATGAAGCAACGCATGGTGGAAGGGATGTGGGCGGTTGGTGCCATGTCTTGCTGCCGGGCACGGATCGCGCTTTCCACTCGTTTTTGAGTGTCCAAGCATTGGTGGGCACGGCAGTCTTTGAGCAGGCGTCGCAGCACGGCCAAGTCTGGAATGCGTTGGCGGTGTTCAAGGGCGACTTCGGCGAACTGGTTAAGGTTGATAGCAATCACGCCGGCCTTTTTGCTGTGGTTGACCATGGGCGCAGAAGGCAGCGATTCGAGGTAGTCAAATACCTGCCAGAACTCGTTCACTTCCTTCGGATCGGTGCTGATCGCCGCCTGGCGTTCGTTGGCTGCTTTCAGAATGTATTTGCGGCAGGCCTGGACCATGTGGTCTGGGATCGCGATGACGAGCTGCAGGCAATCCAGAAGGGCCAGCATCATGCTGTGGTTCTTAATGACCCGATCGGATGCCAGGTTACGGGTCGCCCAAAGCTCGGCGCGGTACTTGGGATACAGCTCCGCGAAGCGCTTGAGCACCTGCTGTTCGGCACGCATTGCCTTCACCATGAAGTGGCTGACGTGTTCCAGTTCGGTCTGGACGATCGCATCAGCAGCTTTTCGACTCTCGTCGGTGATCACCGGCTTGAGAAACGGCAGCCGGACGATACGGCTGATGATCGCTTCGTGGCCGGTGACGATGGCGTTCTGAGCGATCACGATGGACGCACGAAAAGGCGGCTCATAGGTGTCGTTGCTGTTGGACTTGACTCCCCGGGTACGCAGGGTGCCGCCGCCGTAGAAGTCCTTGAACTGGTCCCACTCGAAGGCCTTGGTATTGTCCTCATTGGTGTTTCGGTCTGCCTCGAGGAGTACCAATGGGAGGTTGGCCACCTGGCCCATCGCCCGGCTCAAACCCGAGAACGAACTTTTGGCCGGGTCGAAGCCCTCATAAATCCGCCCGAAGAGCTTCCAGATGAATTTGATCAGCGTGGTTTTACCCGAATCGGGCTCGCCCGACATTTCCAAGAACGGGAAGCTCTCATGCTCTGCCCTGATCTGCTCGGCGAACAGCGAGCCAAACCAGTAGGTGAGGGCCAGAATTCCGTTCTCGCCGAAGACGGTCCAAAGGTTCGGCAGCCAGTCTTCGCGATAGCCCTTGCTGTCCAAGGCCATCTTGAGCTTTACCGACTTCATGAGGCATTTGACCCGCTGCTTGCCGAACTCGAAGTAGTCCTCGTCATTGGCCTTGTAGACAGATCCGCCGTGGATGGCGATGTCATTGAAGATGTACGCCTTGTGATCACGGCTGTAGCCCAGAAAGTCGATGGTCTCGACGGTTTTCAGGCGTTCGGTTTGCCGAATGATGATCTGATCCAGGTGCTTCTGAGTGCCCAACCAAGTGGCGCCGGAATACATCAGACGGGTCTTGAACTCGCTGCTCGAGGAGATCTGTTTCGGAGTGAAGGTGTAGTTTTCGCCCAGATCGTCGTGGATACCCAACACCTGGAAGTAAAACCACGCCTCGTTGGTGACGTCGTTCACCTGCTTGTACAGCGCCTCAAAGCGGCAGTTGGCCAGAAGCTTCAGACTGCAGACGTTCTGCAGGACTTTGCGGCGGGCAGCCTTGTCGTTGAGCTGTTGGTCTTCGTGGTCTTCGCTCGTTGCCAGTGCTTTCTGTTCCTCTTCGAGCTTCGACAGGTCGAACTTCGCCCAGTAGGTCTGGTGGCCGAAATCAAAGGCGAACTCCGGGAAACCCTCTTCCCAGGTGTACATCAGCAGCGCTTTCTCTTTCGGCGAGGGAGCCAGCAGCAAATCACCTTCATGGCGCGCAGCATCCAAATCACGCTTGCGCTTGTCGTTGCGGGCCTTACCTTCTTCTTCGAACTGCCAGCGCTGGTGCAGGTCGTTCCAGTCGACTTTCTTATCCCGCTGCGGAATGAGCGCAGCCTTACACGTGAAGCCCATCTCGCGTGCCTGTTTCACCCAGCGCAGCAGGTAGGCGCGTGCAGTTGGTTCGTTGTCTAGACCCCAGACCAGAGTGGGAAGATTGCCCGGCCGCTGCTCGAGCAGTTGCTTCAAAGCTTCGACCGGGAAATTCACGCTCGACATGGCTGACACCGCATCAACGGTGTTTTGCACTAGGGCAACGGCGTCAAAGATGCCCTCGACTATCCACAGCTCTTTTACGGTGGCCAAGTCCACACTCGGTGGGCACCACCACTCACCTTGGGCGCTGTATTTGGGCTTGAAGCGGGCCTTCATTTTGCCGAAGCGGGAAGGGCGATCGATCAGGCGTTCCCAATAGCCACCGTTCGGCAGGTTGAATCGAATCGTGGCGCTCGACTCGTTCGTCTCGTGGTTAACGTAGTTTTCCTGAGTGAACCAACCGGTCATGTTTCCGGTGTTCAAGCCCCGGGCGAATTCCAAATACGCACGGGCCGTTACGGTCGGGTCGTTGTCCGTCGACGGCGCTCGCTTGCTCCAATCCTCAAACAGGTCCTCATAGATTTCTTTGACGTGCTCGATATGACCGCAGCGCTCCGGTCGACCACAGCGGATCTGCCATGGTTTGTCGTGGCGTGCGTATAGCTCTTTTTTGTTGCAGGCAGGGCAAACGCCGCCTCGCATGTAGTTTGTGTTTACACGTAACTTCAGGCCGAAGTCGTCTTCCAGCCGCTGAAGTACTTGAGTTCGGATATCTTCATTCATCATGATTTTTTCGCTGCTTTAAGGCTGAGGCCGAGGCTTTGGGTGAGGGCGCCAATAAGGTGTTTCTGAGCGGCCATTACAGGGCTATTGGCAAGTATCGATCCGTGGCGTAGGCCATCCGGAATCATGCGGTACTGGTCTGCGTACCAAAGGTCGTTGAAGCTGAGACGGTATTGCTCGCGCAGGCTGGCCAGGAGCGCCTTCGCCTGATCGGGCGTCAGTTTTGCGTTGATGTTCATGGCGTTTTCCATCGTCAAACCTCAATTTCGGGCGCAGCTCACCCAAACCCACGACTAACAGGCTCAGGACAGTGGTAGGGGGGCTTAGGTGGCGGAGGTGATACGGGTAGCGCGGCCGGCGGCTATCAAGTGTTCGTAGATCAGGTGGACAGGCACCGACCAAGTGCAGCCACGGACTGGGTCAGTGATGACCACCGCATGGGATTCACTTGCATGGAGATCGAGCCGTTGCCGGACATTGATTTCATAAAGGTCGCTCATTGCTTCACAGGTGAGCCGGATCGCAAGTGGCTTCTCAGCCTGAAAGCTATCCACCAAGTGGTTGGCGGTTCGCTCAATGAATTGACCTTGATCGCCCAGGTGCTCCCCTTGATGACGTTCAAGGAATGTGAGAGCAGCAGCCCGGATAGTGCTGCGGTAATCCAGATCCTTGGAAGCGATATTCATTTGGCTTTCCCCGACTTAGAAGCGTGCAATTGGATGACAGCGAGAACTTCGGCGTGTCTGGCCGCGAGGTGCAGTGAATCCGCGTGAAGGATCGCTTCGGCTTCGGCTTCGCTGATGATCCCGTCCTTCAATGCCTCCTCAATGAGGTGGTCGACGGTGCCCTTCTTGGCTGAGGCTTGGACGCAACGGGCGTACATTTCGACGTTGTCCAATGCTTCAGGCTCAACCACTGGAACGAACATCCCGCCGTACATTGCTGTGATGTATTCAGGTAGAAAGGTTGTCCCGCTCTCAAGCTCGAGCTGATGGATCTGCGCATCGGTCAGCGGGCGGCAGTTGTTGTTTTCATAGGCGTGGTTGTCGAACTTTTTGAGCGATAGGCCGATTCGAGCGGCGGCGCATTCGCGTCCGCCTGGATAGGCGCAGATGATTGCGCTGACTACTTGGCGCCGAGTTTTTAGAACTGTGCTTTTCATGTTCTGCTTTTCCCTGTGGCCCGGTGCCATTACTGTTCAATCACGCCGTCTTTGATTCCCAGCAACACCGCGGCGCGATGTGCCTCCCCACGGCGACACCGGCTCTGGCCACTCAGCACCGCGTACACGGTGCTGGGGTTCAGATCATGTAATTCAGCAAAGTCCTTCGCGGATTGACCGCGCTTCTCTAAAGCTTCACGCGCTTGTTTGCGAGCTTGCTCAGTGATGCAAGTGTTGGGCATAGTGCAATTCCGTGCAGTTTCATGTGGTGTGGAATGCACAATGATGCACTTCGATGCATTTGTAAATATTAGAGATGAATAATTTTGCACCTTTCCGAAGAGATAGGCTCCCGGCTGCAGGAAGAACGGAAGCGATGCGCGAAGACTCAAAACGAGCTGGCGGAAGCATTGGGAATAGCCAAGCGTACTCAAGCGAATTACGAGTCTGGGTCTAGCGACGCGACGGCGTCTTATTTGAGCAAAGTCGCGATTCAGTTCGGTTTCGACGTTCCCTATATTTTGACCGGTGTGCGGACCACGCTGTCTGAGCACACTCTCAGCGGCACAGAGGACACTCTCGTAAAGCAGTACCGAAGCATCACGCCCGGTGACCAAGAAGCGATCCGTCGTTTTCTGAAAGCAATGGCTGACGATGCTGCTCGCCAACGGAATTAACTTGTAACAAAGCATGTACGACATTCGTCGCCCCCTCGTTCTAAAGCCAATCCCCGCCCCGATAACGTCGATTCAGCAATGCACTTTATGGAGTAGTAAGCATGTTGGATCACACGAAAAACGAGCTTGGCAGTGTCGGAACCACCGAGTTCGAATGGCTTAACCTTACAAAAATCGAACGTCAGCTCATTCGGTTGTACCGTCTGCTGAGTGAACAGGAACAGGTTCATCTCCGCAGGATGTCCGAGGTCTTAGCGACCCATCCTGAAGACGCTGCCAGCGACTGATAATCGAGCCATGTAATCGATCGCCGACACCTATGCGTCGGCGGTCCGAACGTCACGCCACTGCCTGTGATCCCAGCTGCTCGAACAGCTCCCGCTGTTTCGCCCTGGGCATATCCCGCAAATGGTCGAACAACATCCTTTCGAAAGACTGAGCCGATGGGCTCAACGTGTGCGAGAACGTCAGATTTGCGACCCATGTGTGCCCGCACTTTGCGTCAAGGCACTGGCAATACAGCTTCGCAAACTCCGTCGATAGCTTCTCCCGCGAAGCGATCCGACCTCTGTGTCCGCATTTGCATTCAACTCTCATTGTGTCCCTCCCCAGGGAAGCCAATCGCCACCAGTTTGCCACAATATGTAGTGGCAATCTCTTAGCTAAGCACCTGATGCAGTGGGATCAACTAGAATATCCGCTTCTCTCCAGTTGATTCGCCTGTCTGGCCGTAAGGTGTCATTGACTTGGTTGAACAGCTGACAGATCGGCCGTATCTCGTTGCTGGTGTAGACCCGGTCAATCTTTTCGATGTCGCCAAAACCACCGCTGTTCTCCGGAATGATGCCGGCGAGCGCTGGGTTCATTCGCCAAGCGGCGATCACGTCGTTGCGGGTGATGTTCTTCACCTTCTCCAGCTCGTCTTTGGCTTGGAAGTCGCCCACGGGGATGATCTGGATCGCGTTCTCTTTGCCGTTCGGGATGTTGACGAACATCGATCGGAAGTTGCCCACACCCTTGCTGGAGCTGATCTGCGCGCGCAGGTTGTCCTCGTCCTCCTCGGTCAGGTCCGGGTCGTTGGTGTAGAAGATATAACCGGCGTGGGCACCGTTGCTGTAGTAGCGCCGGCGGAACAACGTGGCGGCTTCGTTGAGCAGCAGCGCCTGCATGCCGCCTAGGTAGTCCGGCACCCCGTAGATGTTCTGTTCCACGTCATAGTCGAGGACGTGCTCGATCTCGTCCTGGTCGAAGTCCATGAACTTGTTGTCGGGCAGCAGCATCCGGAAGCCACCGTCGACCTTGATCCGCATGTTGATCGCAGCCAGGTGCTGCAGCTCCAGGACTTGGCCGAAGGCGTTGGTGTCTCGATAGAAGAAGGCTTCGCCGAACACCATGTAATCCAATCCCGCACAGCCCATTGTTCGAGCGCTGCAGCCGGCCGAGGGGATCAGCTCACGCAACAGCAGGTTGCGCTTGAACTTCGGGATTGCGCCGTGGTGGGCGTTGGCGCGCAACAGTTTGGCCAGGCCTGGACGGGACACCGGCGGCTTGTAGATCTCGCCGTCGTCGCTGAGAAACACGCCCAGGTACTCGCCAATGTTGCCCGACAGCACCTGCTCGGGTTCGCCGAACGTAAACGCCCGCATGGGCTGTTGCTGTTGCGCCTGCTGGTTGACCGGGCGATTTCTGCGTCGATGCTTGGGCATTGTTTCCACTCGTGACATAGCGGCTACGGCGCCGCTTGTTGGTGTTCAAAGGTTCGTTGGCCAAAGCGTGCATGACCGCCCACGCGATATCGGCGTGGCCGGTCGCGTCGGTGCGCGAAGCGCTGTAGGTGACTTGGCCGCTGTTGGTGGTGCCGCGCTTGATGGTCAGGAACGCCTGGGCGATGTCGGTCCATCCGGCATCCCACTCGATGCGGCTGCCTTGGATCGTGTCCTGGGCTTTGAGCACCAGGGCGTTCTTCGCCTCGAGGCTGTAATGAATCGGCGTCGCTTTGGCGTAGAAGTCGCGCACCAGGTCGAACACGCCGTAACCCACGCCGGTGACATCGATGCCGATGTGCTGGACGTTGAAACGCTCGGTCAGCTTCTTGACCTGAGCGGCCTGGTAGGTAAACGAGTGACCACGCCAGCTGTGCTTTTCCAGGATCCGAAACTTCGCGCCTGGCTCGAGCGGCGGGGCGATGACAACGCATGTTGCGTCGTCGCGAGTCCGGCTCGGGTCGTACCCCAGCCAGACCGGACTGTTGCCGAACGGTCGTTCCTCGTCGGGCTTGTAGTCCTCCCACAACGACAGGTCGGAGTAGCAACGCTCCAGATCCTTGAGGCCGAACGCGCTCTGCGTGCTGTCGATGAACTTGCAGTAGAAGAGCTGCTGAAACTTGTCCTCGTCGTACTCCAGCTGCAGCTGCTCGAGGTCGAACAAATCGCAACCGCCGTCGATCGCATCCTGAATGGTGATGGTCTTGCGCCATTGACCGTCAGGACACAGCGCACCTTGGGAGTACGCCGCCTCGATCGGCCAGGTACCACCCGCTTTTTTCCCACGCTTGCTGTTGCGAAAATCTTCACCGGTCCAGAACGGGTAGGCCTGGTGCGACACCGCGCTTGGCGTCGAGAAATAGGTCTTGCGCCATTTTTTGTGGGTGCCCATGGCGCTGGCCACGGTGCTGAGTTTTTCGAAGTCGCGGATCCAGAAATATTCGTCGACGTAGACGTGGCCGTGGTAGCCCTGGGCGGTGCTGCTGTTGGTGCTGAGAAAGCGCAGTTCGGCGCCGTTGCTCAGCACGATCGGGTTGCCGGTTAGCTCGATGTCGAACCACTGCTTGGCGAACTGGATGATGTAGCTGCGGAAGATCTCGGACTGCGATCGGCTGGCCGACAGAAAGACCTGGTTGTCGCCACTCAACACCGCGTCCATGAACGCTTCGCCGGCGAAGTAGTAGGTCAGGCCGACCTGACGACTTTTGAGAATGTTGCGGATCCGGCAAGTCAGCGGGTTCTGTTTGGCCGCGAACAGCTCCTGCTGGTAGCGGTACATTTTGCTGATGAATTTATCCAGGAAGTCGACTTCAGTCAGCCCGCTGATGTCGTTCTTGGCCTTCTTCTCTTTCTTCTTGCCGCCGCCTTCACCACGGCCGGAACGTTCGCCACGCGGCCGCTGGCGAGGTTCTTCGGGTTCGCCCTGGCCATCACCGAACGCTGCCGCCACCGTTGCCGGTTTGGCCGCTTGCTTCAGCAGTCGTTCGCGCACGGCGGTCAGCCGGTCGAGTTCGTTTAGATCGTCCTTGGAAAGGCTGCCGACCTTGTCCAGCAGCAAGGTGATACGCCGGCCAACAGCGGTCAGCGGTTCCTCGTCCGACAGCATGTCTTCCCAGCCGCCTTGGCGGATCCAGTAATAGACGATCCGGATGTTGGGCAGGTTGAGTTGCGCCTGAATTTCTTTGGCCTTACAGCGGCGCAGAAACAGGCGTTTGGCGGCTTCTCTAACTTCGGTCGAGTAGTACATGGGCCGCAGTCTATGCGGCGAAAACGGTGAAAACGCGGGGTTAAATTCTGCGATCAACCTAGATCGTGAATTTAGGAGGAGCGCGCAATTGAACCGTTTGTTAGGGGGCGTTTTGCTCCATATCTTGGCGGCTCAAACCACCGATTGAGCGCAGTTATCGCCCATGCCCCGTTCCCTTGTTTCGTTCTGGAAACGTGTCGCCACCAGCGGCACCACCGCCGATGGTCGCGAGATCCTTCCCCAGGAACTGCGCGATATCGCCGAGACCTACAAGCCGTCCAAATACACGGCTGTGATCTGGTGCGACCACGAACGCTGGAGTGGTTCCCACGGCACCGT